TGCCTTCTTATGTTTAATGCTGCAAAAAGTGTACTGTTTTTTGACACCACCAAGCGGGAGACGCAAGAGCAAATGTCACTACCAATCAGATCAACCAGCAGCATCGCGCTCGACGAACCGAGTAAGTCGCTGCTTTACGCGCATCAAGGCTGGGGGAAGACCTACACGGCCAGATATTTTGCCGAGGCCTATGGCAAAGGCGTGATCTTCTCGGGCGAGGCTGGACTGAAGAGCCTGCAAGACGTCGAGATCGACTACGTGCCGTTCACTGGCTGGGAGACAGCCGAAGGCGACGGCGTTGCCTTCAAGGATCTGCTGAAGATGATGCGCGGCCCAGACTTCAAGAAGTCAGGCTACAAATGGATCATGGTGGATAGCCTTACCGAGCTTTGCGATATCATCTTCCGTCACTATGACAAGCTGTATGGCGATGCCAACGGCTTCAAGGTGTGGGCTGATTACGGCAAGGCAGTCGAGGGTACGCTGCGCATGATGCGTGACCAGAACGACTTCCACATCGTCTTTACCTGCCTCGCGACCGAAGAGATCGACGCCAACGGCGTCACTCACTACTGGCCGCAGGTTCAGGGCAAGAAGCAGGGCAAGAAAATCCCGGCCCTGTTCGACAACGTCTTCGCCGGGGCCAAGATCTCGGGCAAGACGAGCGACGGCCCGCCCGTCGTGCAGCGGGTTATCTACACCGACGAGATCAATGGCTGGCACGGCAAGGTCCGTGACCCCTACAACGCCAGCCGTCCAGTCGAAGAGACCGGTAACATCGTCGAAATCATCAAGCGTATTCAAACAGGAGAAACGAAGTGAGCCTCACTTTCTCAGACCTCGACCTTACCAACATCAGTGAGGGCAGCGCCCTTGGCGCAGGCGTCCACCTTGTGACCATCAGCGACGCCAAGTTTGGCCCTCGCAACGAAGGTGAACGCCCCGTCGTGGAGTTGGAGCTAAACTCAAACGGCGCCACCTATACGGACGTGCTGCGCGTGTACAGCGAGAGCGAAGCTGGCGCACGCATTAGCCAGCAGCGGCTCAAGCAGTACCTTGTGGCCATCGACCACGACAACCCGAACAAACCCGGCGATATCAACCTGCTCAAGGGCAAGCGGTGTAAGATTAAAATCGAGCCGGGTAAGTCTTTCCGGCGTGATGATGGCAGCACCGGCAACTACAAAAATGTGACGGCAGTCTATAAGCCTGACGCCGACGTGGACTACGTGCCCAGTGCAGCACCAGCGGCTGCATCGATGGCCGGGATCATGGCCGCAGCACCTGCTGCCGCCACGTTTGATGACGAGATTCCGTTCTAGTCATGTCAGAAATCGCCGAGACTATACTCACCAAGATTGATGAAGGCTTCGTCGGACGTCGCAAGTCGAAGCCACGGGCCTACATCGGTGGGTCCAACATCGGCGGACCATGCGAAGCCGCGCTCTCATTCTCTCTCCGCGGCTTCCCAGACGATGAGCCTCCCCCCAAGACGCAGCGAATATTTGCGTTGGGCCATGCGCTCGAAGACCTCATCGTCTCTGATCTCAAGCACTCGGGGATCACCGTCATAGACCGTGACCCCGAAACCAACTGGCAGTTCGCGTACCAAAAATACGGCGGCCACATTCGTGGTAACGCCGATGGCCAGATTGAGGTGGCCGATGGCGAACTCGCTTTGCTTGAGATCAAAACCATGAACGCCGCTAAATGGCGTGCGTTCGTGAAGAAGGGGGTGGCCGAAAGCCACCCCCAATATATTGCGCAGATGCAGACCTACATGGGGTTAGGGGGCTTCGAGAAAGCCGTCCTCCTTGGCTACAACAAGGACACGTCCGAGTATCACTGCGAGGTCGTGGAGTTTGACCTGATCGAGTACCACGCGCTGTTGGCTCGTGCGGAACGGGTCATGGGTGGCCAAGCGCCAAGGGTTACAGACAACCCAGACGACTGGCGTTGTAGGTTCTGTTTTAAGCGGGGTGCGTGCCGTGAAGGCAGGAAGCCAGAAAAAGACTGCGCGACCTGCCTTCACTCGGTCGCTCAAGACGACGGACGCTGGTACTGCAAACTTAAATCTGAGACGGCGCAGGAGCTGTGTGATGACTATAGAATTTGGACGCCCACAGAAGAGTGACGACTTGATCGATCACCCTGATCACTACGCCCACGACGGCAATGGCATCGAGCCAATCCAATTCATAATGGCCAACGATCCACGCGGTTATTACGTTCGCGGGGCCGTCACAAAATACGCCGCCCGTGCGGGGCACAAGCGGTACGACGGTATGGATCTGGTGGAATCGGAAATCACTGACTGGAAAAAAGCGATGCGGTACTGCGAGATGCGTGTCCGTCAGCTCGAAGGCAAGCCCGTCATCTAGGAGTCACACAGCTGCTGGTGCAGGAGGTTGTGCTCCAGCACCTGTCGCTTGGTCTCCATCGTGTCGCCTATGGCTGGGTAGATGTAGCCGTAGACTTCGCAAGCGTCACTGACGGAACCACCCACCGTCGCGCAGCCGCTTGTCAACGTCAGCGTCAGAAGCAGTACGAACGCTGCGCTCAATGTCTTTCGCATGGCCCTTAATATCTTCCAGCTTTTGTTTGGCTCGCTTGTCTTGGTGGCGCTTGCTGTCTCGGCGGCCAGCCAGATAAACGAAAAGGCCGAAGGCCGCCGCTACTGCGGCTGCGCCCCCGGCTACGATTTGTTGGATCAACATTAGGCTCATTAGAAGTCTGTCGTCCCGTAAGTTGTGCGCTTGTAGGTGCTGCCACCGACACCGCTGGTTTTGCCTTCAACAGGCTTGAGATCAGTCAGCGCCTCCTTCAGCGCCCGGTTGCCACCGACCAGTGGAGCACGGCCTACCACGGAGCGGATTGCCTGACGTTGCTTGCCGGGGCTGCCTTCGCCGCCCATGGCTTCACCGGCAGCGTCACCCACACCCTCTGAGATTTTCAGTGCGTCGTTGAACAAGCCGAACGTCGGGCCAAGGATCGTGGATGCGATGCGCTCACGCCCGTAAGCCCCGTTGTCCTGCTGCTCTGCCGTGGTGCGGAAGATGTCGCCAAGCAAACCAAGGCCACCCGCCTGCATGAACGACTGAAAGTACCAGCCTGACATGGCGTCCAGCTGCTCGTTGGACCACTCGGGGCCAAACGTGTTGCTGAGTTTGGTCGTCTGGTTGATGCCGACGCTTTGGCCTTCTTCGCCCCCACGGGCCATGACCAAGTCCTTGCCTGCAATCGAGCCTGCTGCAACCGCTGGTCCCAGTGTCATCAGCAGGGCTGGCTTCTTCATGTATTGAGCCGCTGTCCCGTAGTCCCCTTTGGCAAGGGCTTGCCAAGCCATGCCTGCTTCGTCGACTGTCATCTCCTTGGCAAACCGCCCGTACATGATGGCAAACGATTTGAGCTGGTAGACCATCGCACCCCATGGGCTGTTGGCAAACAGCGGCATGTCGTGTGGCTTGGGCGAGAAGATCGTCGCATCGGTAAAACGGATCACCGCACGCTCGAACATCTCATCCGCAGGCGTGCCGCCACCCAGCTTGGGTATGGGCTGAGATGGGTCGTAGTTCATGCCGAACTTGATCAGCTCACGGGCGTGGCGGTTGTAAGCCGGGGAGCTTTTAGCCGCTGGCCCCATTTTCTTGAGGGCTTCCATATGGTGACGGAGGCCATGCTCACCGATGGCCGCTGCGCCAGCACGCTGCATGTTGGTCCATGGCGTGAGGCCAGTCATCTTAAAGAAGGTAGACTGCACGATGTTGCTGCCATCACCAACGAGTTGGGCCATCCGCTCGTGCGTGATGCCGTCCATCGCGATACCGATGCGGCGAATTGTGTCGCGGTAATCCTTGTCGCCAATGTACTTGGACCAACCTTGCCACGCTGCCTTGAAGTCACCGCTGCGGATAATTGGCATGGCAAGGTCAGAGAAGGACGAGATGGTTGCGTAGGACAGCAGCGTCACGTTTTGGAACGCACGCAGCGAACGCGACACGTTACGCATCGACTGGCTGGCGTCCTTACTCGCCGACTTGCGCATGATCAATCGGCTGTAGCCGTTGACCGCGATCAGGTCGTCCTGTGTGATCTGGGCTTCCTTGCCCTTGAAGTCCTTGAGGGCATCGATGATCGCATCTACACGGCGCGTGTAAGTGATAGGCCGCGAGTTGGCGGGGTAGGCGTCGTACATGACCTTACGTGCGCCTTCGAAGTTCCCGAGTTGAGCTTCTGCAAATGCCTTCTCGCCCGTTTGTTTGGCGAGGGCTGGAGGCAGCATGCTGATGCCGATTGTCTCAGTCTTCTGGTTGAGACCATCGGGGCCAACAGTGCGCCGGTTGGTCGTGAACCGCTTCTCGCTTTGTAGCAGCTCAATGATGCCGCTCTTACCTTCTTGTGCGGCCTTGGCGTAGTCCATGATCCCGTGGCCATTGACGCCAAAGTAGTCAGCCTGCTGGATCACGCGCTCGGTCTCATCGAAGTACCGAACGACCGTGGCCATCAGGGACTGCTCCTGATACTTCTGCGCGCTTTCAAGCAGCTCGGGGGCCACTTGGTGGAACTTCAGCAGACGGGTGAAGTCTGCACTGTCGATCAAAGCCTTCGGGCTGTCAGGATCGAAGTCGACTACGCCCGTGTCGTTGTTTGTGATGTTGGAGTAGATCTTGTCAGCGAAGGCCTTCGCCTCGTCGTTGGAGGCTGTGCGCTGCTCCTCCTTA